TATGCGGCCATGTCTGCGTCTTTGTTTTTTTCATTACGTTTCGTTGCCCCTAAATCAATGTTGCTTCGCGAAGGAGTAGCCGACGGAGCGAACTGGATGTTGCCAAAGTATTTGCGGACCACACCTTCACAACCCTCACAACTCTCATCGTGGGTTTCATCCATACCATGACGCACATCGAGAGTGAGTCCACAGTCAAGGCAACGGTAAGTGTAAACAGGCATCAGACTCCGGCTCCGACATCAATCGAGTATCCGTCGGCAATTAGTAACGCTATTTCTGTGGACGTAAAATCCGTTGGGGACGCGTGTCCCCCATATATCCATCTTGTCACAGTGCTCCAATCGGAGGGGGGGAACGTCTGAATGGAAGTGTTGTTGATAATTATCAGGTTCGTTCCCTTTCTCTCCATTGCGTAATGCCGTCGCAACCCATACGCCAGACGGCTCGCTTCCTCCGGTACCCCTACTGGGGGGAGAGTCATTGTGTACGGCATTTCGAGGAGGGTGTACACGGGTTCTTCACCCATTGTGGTGGTGCAAGCAATAGTGCCTGGGAGGACATGCCATTCCCGTGTCGGATCTGGGACAGCGCCGGTGCCTCCAACGTGGTTGGCAATCACTGTCACTTCGCCTGTAGGCGCAGGTAACGCTGCGAGTCCAGCAATCGTGGCGGGGGTCATTAACGCCCCGGTCAGAATCGTTGGGGCAGGTACAGCACATATGGCCGCTATGCCCGCATCGACATGAACATAGTTGGCATCAATATCGACAGCAGGTACAGCCGCCAAAGCAGCAATAGTTGAAACAGATACCGTGATCGGTATTCCACCCGTAGCTGTGATCGAAGTAGTGACAGCGACCGCAGCCGGGGTAGCGACAACCAGATAGGAGTTGCCTGTTATGAGTCCTTGACGGTAATCGAAACTGTTTCTGTACGCTTGCCCAGACTGGCGGTACTCGAACTGGAAATCGGTGGGGATGGTTGCTGTGGCCGCAATGGTGGCAGGGGTAATAGTTGTAGGCGTCGCATACGCCACGCCTGATGCCCTATATACAACTCCTGATTGACGATATTGCGTTGCCACAACCCATCTCCCTAACCGCTAAGTGATGCCGATTCGGAGTCCCCTACCCGCGTAGCAGCCACAGCTTTAGCGATACTAATAAGGGCAGCAACTCCCGCAATTTTTAGGGAGTCACCCCAGTCAGGGCCGGGGATTGCCATAGCGGCAGCCCAGGCTTGAGCGAACGTGGATATTCCACGCTCTAAAGAGTCTTTAATAAAACGCTGGTTGAACAATGTCGTTCCTTTTAAGTTGAAGGCGACCCCATGTGGAGACACCGCATACTCCGTCTGGAGTAAGTCCTCTGGCTCGCTGCCAGCGGACTAGTCGAGCTTTCGTGTTACGTCCAAAAATACCATCTGGGAACGCACCAATGCGTTCCTGCATAAACTTTACAGCAACCGAACGTGACCCCTTCCGAAGTGTCCCAGGGAACGGCACCAAACCGTCGTCAGGTTCTTTCGGTAAAACCATTGTGGGAATATCTGTGACCATGCGCCGATGAATCATCCCCCTCAGCTCAGGCATAGAGAACGAGGGATCAACTTTCCTAGAGGTCCATTCTTTGTGACCCAGCACTGTGGCGTCGGGGTTCCATTGGTGTCCGTCGCACAGAAAAGCGCACAGATCAATCAATGCGTCCATCTGAGCCTCGGGCACATCTTCACCCAACCCGTCGTTAATAAGAGATACTCCTACAAAACGGGCGTTAGCTGTAATCTTTCCTGCGCTCTTAGCGTTTCCCAAAACAGGAAGGTTTTTTTGGGTGCGAGTCAACACCGACTGGAGCCCTCGACCAGCGTGGTTAGCTTTCACGTTCTCAGCAGTCAACTTGACAATGGTACCATCACGTTTAATGAGGTAGTTGTATAAAGGTCCGGGTACTTTGTTGACACCACGCACACACATTGCGACCACATTGTCGGGGTCGGCGTTGCGGTTGGAGGCGGTGTGGTGTACGACTATGCCGAATGGTTTGAGTGGCCGTCCGGTGTTGATTTTGCCGGGGGCATCAACGATGTCCATCGAAACTCCACCAAAGCTGGAACACATAGCGAGGACTGTCGGTTGGTTTCGTGTAGTGGGCGTGAGTCCAGCCCGCTGGAAAGATCACGGCCCGACCCGCAGTCGGTGTGACCTGCACGCCCTGACGGACGAAGCAAAGCTCGCCGCCGCTCTCAGGTGTGTTGAGGTACATGCAGAACGTCAGGTGCCGATTCGGAAAAATATGAGGATGGATGTCGGCGTGGACCTGGTGATAGGCGTCGCCCTTTTGGTACTTGATTATCTGAGGAGGTTCCCGAACCTCGAAGCCAGGGAACCCCATGCTCGCTTCTGGATAGCTCAACAGGTAATCGAACAGGCACGACCCTGCGAAGTTGAGCGCCGCCAAGTCGTCGATCTGTTGCTGGTTGAGTCCGAGTTGAGGAAGGTTGATTTGGGTTGACCTCCGCACCTCTGGTTTGACCTCTTGTTTGCCGACTGTTGAGTCTCCCCAGGCGTTGATCGTTTCGCTGTGTTGGATGAGGTCTTGCAGTGGACTGGTGTCCGGCATTTTGTAGCTGACCACGAACGGAGCTATCTCGACTCCTGTGACCGGGATGGTTTGGATCACGTTAGGAGTCCGGCGTCAACAAGTCCTTCTCGTGCATCGTCGGGCACACGCTCGTAGATCCAACTCGTAGTTGCCTCATCCCAATGGTATTCTAAAGCGTTTTCTGTTGGCCGAGGCGTTGGTGGCTTCCAGTCGTGATTCTCGTCTAGTACCCATGATGGAAATGGCTGCGGGTCAAGAAATTCGTCGAAGTCTGGATCGTAGACAGACCCAATCCCTGCAAACTGTTTCCTGACGTTGTTGTTGTACGACGTCTGAATCCACGTGCCGCCGAGGCCGAGATCGTCAGCGCAAAACTCTGCGCCTCTGTGCTCTTGTTCGTCGGGCACGACGATGACGTTCGTCACGTTGTTGTTGTCGTCTATGTGTGCAAAGTGAGCCATATCATCCGTCCGTTAAGTAGCGCAGGATCACGATGCCTGAGCCGCCCGAGCCGCCAGACGAAGCGGCATTGCCCATGCCGCCGCCGCCGCCTCCGAGGTTCGTTGTGCCTGGTTGAGCGGAGAATGATGGTGGGTTTGCTCCGCCGTATCCGCCACCACCGGTTCCGCCTGGTGTGCCTTGTGGGCCTGAGCCACCGTCAGCGCCACCGCCGCCGCCACCTGCGTAGGTAACCGACGCTCCACTGATCGAGGATGCTGTGCCGTTGCCGCCGAGTCCGCCGCCGTAGTTAGAAGGAACTGCGGTCGGGGTTTGGCCGCTAGCTCCGCCACCGCCACCGCCACCGCCACCGTAGGCGTTTAATCCTGGGTTGATGTTTAAGCCACCGGTAGCGCCTTCAGAAGGTGAGTAGCCACCTTCGTTGCCGGTGCCTGCTGGGCCAGTACTAGATGGGTACCAGTTATAAGCACCGCCAGCGCCAGCACCGCCAGGACCGCCCGCTGTAACAGTCTTTTTCGCTCCATAGCCGCCGCCTGTTGATGATTCGCCGAAGCCGTTGGAACTTGTGCCACCTTTGCCAGGTGTCGCGCCGCTGTCACCAGTTCGTCCTGCGCCGCCTGCGCCGACGACCACCGAATAGCTGCCGGTCCCGGCTCCGCTCTCAGTGCCAGTTCGCATTCCGCCACCGCCTGCACCTGAGCCGATGTAGCTACGGGCACCGCCGCCACCTGCGACGATGAGCCACTCGACATCTCCCGAACCGCCAGTGATCTCGAACGTGCCGCTGCTGTTGAAGGTGTGGATCGTGTAGTCGCCTGAAGTTGTTATGGTGCCACCAGTAGCTTCAATCGCACCGCCAGCACCAGCAGCACCCAACAACGCAGCTTTTTCAACCCCGAAAGGCATTAGCTCATATCCTGCCCAGCGACAAACCCATACCAAGTAGGTGTAGCGCCGCCATCAATGGTCATAAACGTAATAATATCTATGTCGGTAGCACCCGTACTTAATGTCGGTGCAGTACCACCAGCCCATTTCACGAGAGTAGTAGCACCACTCACCTGAAACACTCCAGCACGAGAACCTGAAGCGTCCTGAGTTAAAATCAGGGTAAGGCTCGTACCGGCTTGAAGACCCGCAGCGGCAGGTAACGCAAAGGTCACCGTCGCAGTATCCAACGTATGTGTTTGGACGTTGCCGTTAGTTTCAGCAATCGCCGGTGCAGCACCAGTGTTCCCACCGGCGTACACGGTTTCGGAATAATCCTTGTGAGTAACAGCCGATGCTATTTGATCGGCACCGGTAATAGCACCCGACAAAGTGACACCGTTAAGAGTCCCAGTGGTAAGAGTTATTGACGTAAGCGTCGAACCCCACGCAGTAGTCGAAGCACCAGTCCCTACAAGAACCTGATTCGTCGCAGCATTAGAGTCAGTAATACCCAACTTCGTTTGCAACGCCACAATCGCCAACGAACCGTTGCTGTGCAATATATCGTGTTCAATATTTGTTGCATCTAAATCACTTGAAGAAGCCGGTTGAGGAAACTCAATCGTTAAGCCGGGTGACGCACTCGTGTCGTCAAGGGTGGTGGGATAACCTGAGGGGGGGATCGCCATTATTTATTCCTATGGGGTGAGGTCAAGCGTAAAGATTCCGCTTGCGTTCCAAGTAATTTTGAATGTGCCTGAAGTGGTAGAGAAATCTCCACCGAAGTCGATAGCACAAATGAGGGGATCATTAGTGAGCGTGTCATCATAAATAGCGGCATAACGGGCACTCGTAATCGTGCTCGAAGTCCACTCGACATCACCAGCGTCCCAAGTAATCGTTCCCCCACTCGTAGCGAACGTGATAGAAGTCAACGACTCCCCACCAGCGGTATACCCAGCTCCAGACACCTCGTTAGTGACCTCAGACTTGACAGACATAGTGCTGTAGTTCGGTGTCCACGAGCTGGTCGTCAACATACATTTGAAACGATCAGCAGTCGTATCATTAAAATCAATATTAAAGTTAGCTGTCTGCTCCAAGTTGTATTCCATTGGCAGACAAAAAAGGCCACTAGCCACGGTTAGATCCTCCGGTCCCAGTTATGGGTTTGGGCCGAATTGTCACATTACCGTCGGTTTGACTGTTACCGGCCATCACTTCGTACTCCGCTTTTTCTTTTTAGTGTTCGTAACCCTTTTACCAGTCTTCGACGCATACGCACGAGCGGCCTTGCGGCCAGCCGTGGAGTAACTGAAATGTCTTGAACCGACTTTAGGCATAAATCCTCGCTTCACAGCAAGAGTAGCAGGCTTGAATGGGGGAGCCGGGGAAAGGGGAACCCGACCCCCCCAAGCCTACGCAACAACTATCAGGTGTTGTCGCCTATGGATGAGGATGACTCAATCCGCTGCAATGCTGCTTGACGGAAGATGGCATGACCCACCAGGTGGTACCAGCCCACAGGGTGGAACCGGCGCAAAGTATCGGTCACAGGACCGAACACTACGCTTGGGTCTTCCCCGAAGCCAGGAGCACGACTGAACGCTTTAGCTAGCGCCTGCCTACCAGCAACAAGAGTCTGGTAAACGTTAGTGGTGCCAGTAGCGCCAGCGTCATCCAATATGGGGGCACGAGGGTTTTCAATCCACTCGATACCACCAAACACGCCAATGGAGCCGTTGCGAACAGCGGCACCTTCTTGACGGATTTGGTATTGAATAACGTCAGTTACTGCGGTCTGCTCGCGCAGATCGTAGGAAACGTCCGGGTGGACGAGGCCAATGTAGTTGCCGTTTTCAAACCCTGGAGCTGAAGCTGTACGCAACTCCGCTACCGCTTGACGCCCTTCCTGAGCACCAAATGTGTTGGCGTCAGAAACAGTGACACGGGACGTTGGGCGTGAGCCCGCTGATCCCTGAGCGTAAATGACGTTAGTGCCAGCGTTAGCGACATTGGAAACAAGTTTGTCAACAGAGTCAACCATGTTGTAACCAATAATGTTCGCAGCGTCAGCATCAACATTCAAGAATGATGTGCCACGCAGCTTCGCTGTAGTAATAACCGCATTACCGTATTCGGCAAGTGTCACGACCACAGTCGAGTCGCCCAAGGCGACGGCTGTAACGTCAGACGTTTCAGTCAAAGCTGAAGTGGCCTGAGCCATATTGTCATAGATGTTGAACTGGACTGATGCCCCGTTATGGGTTTGCGCCGTTGAGCGCACATCAGCGATCATTTCATACATCGGTTGGGAACGGAAAGCGAAATAAGCAAGTTGCTGAAACGCCGCCGTATCAGAGGAAACGTCCCCTGTGCCTGTATAGGCCATTGTGAAGTCCTTAAAGGGTGAGGGACTCCACTGTTAGCTAGCCGGTTACTGGGCAGCACCCCACAGGTAACCTTCATTCTCCATCAACGCCCGAAGTTCTGCCTCGGTATTCGTTGCCGCTATACGAGAATTAAGATCGGCTTGTGACACCGGGTCACCACCTTCACCCGCCACAGCAATACGCTGTTCGGCGTCAAGTGCGTCACGTTTTATCGGTGAAGAACTAGATGCTGAAGCATTTCGTCCAACGAATCCAGCAGCTTCCGCTTCTGCACGGATAACTTCTGCATCCATTTCACCATCGTAAGCCTTTACAAAATAACTTACTTGTCGATCCTCAAGATCAAGTCCTGCGGATCTAAAAACGTCACGCCGCTCATAGCCACTCAATCTCTCTTGTGTTTCCGCAAGCTGGGTTTCAGCTTCCTTCGCACGTTTTTCGAGATCTCGTCGCCAGTTCGGTTTCGACTCGGTTGGGCTGTCAGAACCTTCTTCACCGAAAGTGGAGTCGGAATCTGTCATATGTCACTCACCTGTCCTATTGCGCATCCCAGCGGTGGAACCGAGAATGGAGGGGTGTTGGCAGCTCGCCCATCATGGGGCCGATCAACACAACTCACTATACAGACTTTCGGGAAGCTCACGCAACTAGGTGGCTTTCCCCATTCCCCGTATGCCACTTCGATCCATGAAAGGCCCCCCAGCTTGCCGGAAAGCAGCGCTGCGGGCTTCCCCGGTTCGCCTTAAAGCGGTGGTGGCTTCCAAATCGGTACCGAATTCGCCGGCAGCTAACACATCGGCGGTTAAAGCTTCGCTGCCTATGAGTTCTCCTGTGAGCCCAGCCCGACGACTTAAACGTTGTTCCACTTCTCGAGTCTGAACTCCTGACTCTCGGAGAGCTTCAGCCGTTCCCATCGTCAAAGCCGCTCCGGTTGCTCTCACACTGGCAGCAGAAATTCCGGCTGCTTCTAGTTGGAGGCGAGCCTCAAAAATGTCTTTTGCTTTCGCAGGGTTCAGGTAGTAGGCCAGCAGATCGGTGTCAGTAATGTTGTAGAAGTCTGCGAGTTGTTGCCGGGTTTCAATGTTCGCGGTTCTGACTGCGGCGTCGGCTACACCGATCCGGGTTTGGAGTTCTGCTTCGGATACGTCTCCTACGAGCCATGCAGTGAAGTCTGATGCTTCGTCGTAATATTCTTCTCCTAAGCCTGCTTGGCGGAGGGTGGATCGGTAGGCTCGTTCGAGTTTTAAGACTTCGCCTTCGCTGAGGCGAGGCAATTTGAGGTCTGCTCGTTCAGCCATGACGGGGAACCGGTCTTTGTATTCTTGTGTTTTTCTGATTTCTTGGGTGACTGCGAGGTCGGAAGCGCCGTCGATAAGCATTTGTTCTACGTCGTCCACGAGGCTTACGGGGAGGCCGAGTTGGACTACGAACAGGTCGTACACGAGGTCGTATGCGGATTCGGCGTTAAGTTGTTTCAGGTCTTCTTGATCTGCGAGAAGATTTTGGAAGCGCGTCGACAGACTTTCGTAGTCGTTACGGATCTGCCTTAATGCTGCGCTGTCCTCTTCTTCAACCTCTTCTTCAACCTCTTCTTCAACCTCTTCTTCAACCTCTTCTTCATCGTCAACACATTGCTGTAACCCTTCGTCCCAATGCTGACCCACCGGACAACTTTTATCGACTTCCTCAACCTCTTCTTCAAGATCTTCATAGTAAGTAACGCCTTCACTGCCGCGAGGTTCAAACGCTGCAGGATCATCAATAAAAGCCATTACGCCACCACACCCATCATACGACCCACATTATCAACCATCCGCCGAGCCGAATTCCTGGCATTCTGCGTGAACTGCCACTCAGGAAGATTACGCACAAACGTTTGCGTCTGAGACAAACTCATCGGCCCCTCCCCCGGACCAGGAGACAGAATCGGTTGGAACCGAGGATCGTTCATCAAATCCACATCAGATAACTCGAGGAGTTGCCCGATGCGTTGCTTGTACGGAGAGAAATAAGCCCGCATGGATACACCTTGATCAATGAGGCCGGCAAGAGAAGGAAATGCGCCTTTAGCTTGTTCCCGGTACATTGCTTCCAACGAACCCAAACTTTCCTCACCCTTATAAATATTCCACGCATAATCGTAAGCATCTTCTGTGCCTAACGGTATGTAATATTTCGCGGCCATATCCTGAACGGATTGTTCGTTGGAAAGAATCGTGCCTCGAGCGAGTTCTTCGGGACCGAGGTCGTTGACGCCTTGTAAAGCGCTGCGAATATCGTAAATGTCGTATCCGAAACGGGTAGCAGTGGTTGCTAAGTCATCGAGCAACGCCTGGTTGTCTCCTAACCAGTTCAACCCGATGAGTTGCGCTTCTCGGAGAATGAGGTCACGTTGACTGTCGATGAGAGCGTCGCGTCCTTCGGGGCCTTCTGCCCAGAAGTCCATGTCAAAGTTTCTGGCGGTTTCAGCGTTGTCGGCGAACCATTGGGTGCCTTGAATCCATCCCAACACTTCATCATCCGACATCCCCTCGTTCTCCGGTAACGACAACCACTCCATAACATTCATTACCCCTTTAGGGGTTTCCACGTTGAACTTCTCAAGATCTTGTCGGAAGAACAGTGCAGCCGTAAACTTTTCGCGGATAACGGCAAGCGTGTCGTCGTCCAAAGCACCAATAAGCTGACCCGCTTCGCTACTGGGGGGCACCTCTTCAAGGGGATGTTCACCAACTGCGCCACCGAACGGACGCTGAGAAATTTGGGGGTGTTCACCAACTGCGGCAGCTCCCGACCCACGCTCTGGCGCTAATCCGGCTTCTGCTTCGTTTAACGCATTCCATTCGGGGCCACCGGGGGTGGATTCGTCTATGCGATCTGGAATTGTTTGCTCCCCCCGTTCTTCCTCTGGGTCAAGAAACTGAGGAACGGCGGCTTCACCCTCTATTTGTAAAGAATCCCAGTATTCTTGACTGGCTTCATCTAACTGGGCAGCGTCGCTAAGACCAGCGATTATGGAAGCAGCACCTGGGACAGTGAACGAATTAGGCGCATTCTTGAACCATTGGATAGCAGCTAAACGTTCAGCTTCGTCTTTGGGATCTCCTGAAGGGTCTAAGGCTTCTGCGGGAGCGTTAGCTAGCCACGCTTCTAATTCTCTTACAGCTTCATCAGTGAGTTGGCGGTCAGCTTTTGCCCCGTCTTTCCCAAAAATTTCTGCTAATGCTTTTTCAACTTCGTAAGTGTCGCGTGCAGAAGCGCGCGCTATACCCGTTCTTGGTTGAAAATTGTTGATGCGGTCTACAACATCTTCTTGTGACGTATTCCGAAGATAATCAATAATGTCTTCAACCAAAGCAACAGCATTATCTTTAAGTTCCAAGATATTCATTACAGTTTCTCCAAGGCACGCATAATTGACTGAGCCGCCTTATTCTCACGCGTCACCTGCACCCGCTCAGGATTCAAACCCCGAGCACTTTCCCTCGCCTGAGCCGAAACATTCGTAAGACTAATAGTTTGACCTGCGTCTTGAGCTGCGTGGATGCCAGCAACAAAGCTTTGTAACTGTCCCTCAGAGGGCGTGCGTCCCACTTCGGTTCTGTAAGCCGTTGTATACAAATTGTTGAGTGTCGCTCGATCCAGATAGGACACCGCATATTTTTCCATCAGATCTCCGGCTGCTTCGTTGAACGCTTCGTCGGTGAACCCCGAGAAACGTTCCTCCAACGTGGGTAACATTTCTGCTCCCCTTGCGGTGCCCATTTCAAAAGCCACTTCCGATTCGGTCATAGCATTCCCTAAAGCCCAAGCAACGTGATAGGGATCATAAATCTCGTCTATTGCGGTGATCGCCAACCCGTTCATCAAACCTTCAGTGAACAATGCTTGCGCTAAACGTTCCTGCTCTTCAACAGACAACCCCATGTATTCTTCAATGATTTGTGAACGCCCCACCGCAGCCCCAGGGCCGAAACGGAAAAGGCTTCCTTCTTCTTCGAGTCCTTCCCGCGACGGGGGACGCCTACCCATAATGGCTTCACCACCGACGCCCCCCACAACCGCCGCATTCATCCCTCCAGCTTGGGCTGTGTTGAATCGTTGGTCAAATTCGGTTGTCATATTTGCGCCCTAAGCGTAAGTTCCCAAGTAAGGGGATCTAAATCGTCAAACTCCAAGAATCGGGTGAACACCGCCGAAAATTCGGGAATGTCCCGATATTGACGTTTAGTGAACTCCCACCATTCTGCAACATCTTCGTTGGCCCGTGCATCGAGAGAACCGGAACCCCCAGCGTTCTTACGTTCCGCCAGTTCCGCTACCGCTACTTTTCGGTCTGCTAAATAATCTACAAGAACATCAATTTCTGGGCGAAGACGCAACGTCTCGTTTCCAACAATGGCATAGAGCCCTTTGAAAAGTTTTTGATCTTTGGCTTTGTCTCTCACATTGAACGCATCCCACCACGCCGGGTGTGACGCAGCGAGTTGACTGATTTCCCATTGCATCCACTGCTGAACTTTTGGGTTGGCTCGAATAGAAGAGTTCCCTCCGGCTTGACCGATGGAGTCCAGTTCGGCGTCTCGAATGTCGTAAAGTTCAGACAGTTTCGTCCATCCCTGCGACACATCTGCGCTTTCCATGTAGTCCGCTAACGGAACCCGTTCACGCATTTTTGTTTCCGCACCCGGTGTCACAGATTCCGATTGCTGGCGGCGGTACACAGCTTCATGGAACGCACCAGTAGTTTGCGACCCATACGAACCAGTGATCAACCCACCCAGCTCCGGGTGGTTGACGACAAGTTCAGCGAATCCCGCTTTCTCAAATTCTTCCATGCTTTCCAAGGTTGGAGCCACACCGTTGTTGGTGCGAGTCATGCGTGAAGTCAAAGCCCAGAACTCGTCACCGTGCTGTTGGATAAACAACTCGGTGGCGTTCGCTGGGTCTTCTTCACGCAATCTGCGAAGGTTCTCAATATAAAACTGGTAAGGCGACGAAACTTGAAGGGTGGTCGGCATTGTGAATGATGCGAACGCTCGAGCGAACATGAGTGCTTTGGTTTCTTCCAACACTTCTTTTTGGAAAATTGCTTTGTCGGTGGCAAGAATTTCTGAGAACCGGTCAGGGTATTCACCTGACAGTGACGGTTGCTGACGTAACCGCACCTCTTTGCTTTGCGCCACCTGCAGCATCATTCGTTCACGTTCACCACTCCCAGCGAACGTACCCACAAGACGTTTCGTCCACGCCGGGAACAACTGTCCCAAAGCACGATCAGTCATCGAGACGCCTTGAGGTAAACCGTAAGGAAAAGCCCACGACACTGCGTCATACAATTTGGGTTCGGCAACAGACATTTCGGACATGGGAATCAACCCGATAGGACCGAAACTTGGACCGCCGGCGGCAAGCATTGACAACCCGTCTTTGCTGAACCGCATAGTGTTCCCAACGAAAGGTTCCGTTAACGCCCCAGCGCCGGGCCAGTCAGGACCAATGCTGGCGATACGTCCAATGGTTTGCGGTAAACGAAACACCATCCACCGGTTACCGTCATCATCTTCAGTGATAGGAATTGAATTGAAGTTGTCAAGAACCCGAGCCACATACATGGGGTTCTCGGCGGCAATACCAGCCCATCGAGTGATCACTTCTTGCCATGCACCGAGGAACGGCATGAAAGTCGACATCACTTCTTGCAGGCGAGTTGCTTCCGTCAAATCGTACAGAAGGTAACGAACGTCCTCTAACGCTTTATTGCGAGCCTCGTTTTCAATGCGGTCAAGTTGTTTGGGTTCAATAAGGTACCGCTGTTCGTCGCTGTCCCAATAAGCGGAAAGGCGGCGAGTTACCTCAGTCTGGAACCGATGCCTGAAGTAAGGGTTACGAGTCAAATTGTCAGTGGGGAGTGTCGCCAAAATATTGAACCCGTTTTCGGCGTAACGTTTCAAACGGCCACTGACCATGTTGCGGGGAGAAACCCCAGCGGTTTGCCCCACCGTAGTATCCATACCGCTACGTCCAAGAAGGCTAGCTGAACGTTCCGGTCCTATTTCGTCAAGAATTTCTGTGACGCTGGCCCAGCGAATATCGCGTCCTTGGCCGGTAGCCATCTTCTCTCGCAGTTTCGTGAACTCGTCAACAACGTCGTAGCCTGCTCCAGTGCTGGGAAGTAAACGGGGAAGCATTTGGTTGCTGGTGTCATAAACTGCTTCCACAAGAGCTTTCACAGCTTCAGGAAGATTGGGGACACCCAAATCGTCAAGGACACGCAACCCGGCGCTCGTCCCCAAGAAATCCAAAAGATCTTGTTTGTAGGTACGAACGTCAGCGGTGTTTGCCCACACCAACCGCAAATACTGGTTGCCGGGTAGATCAGGGGCACCGGTTGCCCGCCACTGACGGTTCACCACTCGTTCCCAAGCCTGAGCGAACTGGCGTTCACCAACGTCGCCGCGGACAAGAGGCATCCACTCGGTGGCTGCGTCAATGTCTGCTCGCACCCGTGAACTGCCTTGTTCAATAAGTCGGGACGCTGTCCGGTCAGCTGATACTCGACCCCGCCAAATTTCTTGGTTTGCTTTGGTGTCACCGAAAGCGTTACGAACCATGACGCCACCCATGTAACTGGGGTTGCGGCCTGCTTTCTCCAACATGACACCGGCTTTGTCTAACATCTCTAAACCTTGTTCGGCTTCAGGAGTGACGGGGGCGTCTTTGTAGTGAAGTGCGATAGCGTCACGCAACGTTTTTTCTTGGGTGAGGAGAAGTTCGCCGGCTCGTCGCAACGATTCTTTCGCTGCTTCTAAATCCGGTCCCATTTCTTCTATCATTTTTTGTAACGCTATTTCGTTGTACGCCGTTTTGTCTTCAAGCCAAGCAGCGTGAGCCGTGGCGTAACTGCCGCTCACTGAACGGTCAGCACTTCTCAACGAGAGCATTCGCTCCCGTAACTCAAACAACCCCAAGCGCTCTACGTCATCAAAGTCGTGAATGTCTCGAAGACTTTCTAAAATATTGTTAAATACTTCTTCATCTCGCAAATAGCGTTCAAGTTCAAAGGGGTTTAACCCTTCAAAATACTCAACTATCTCCTCTTCAGTCATTCGGGAGAGAGTTTCTTCTAATTCAGCGTTAATAATTTCTCTATCCGCGCTACTGAACGGGGTGTCTTCGGCGATGCGGCGAGCAGTGGCCTCCAACTCGTCATCCAACTCCCCCATCTGACGACCAAAATCAGACATCTGATCTCGGTCCGCGAACTCGACACCTGCTCGACCCGCATAGAAATACGCGATGTCTTCATCCGCGTATCCCTGCTCTTTCAAAATCTCATACAACGACTCTGTGCGTCGAGTCTCACGCGCATCAGGAAACGCACCGCCCTCCACATCGTATTCCCCTACGACAAATTCATTCCCAAATTCATCAAAATCAGTTTCGTATGCCCGGCTGACATCGCTCGTAAATTCGTCCGAGCGGTACATTAGGTGTTCAATAAATTCTTGAGGGTCAGAGAACTGGAAAAGTTCGGCGTGAACCCCTTCGTATGCACCACCCTGAGCCAAACTTTGGAAATCGTCTAAATCTTCTACAGTAAGTTCGTCCAAAGTTTGAACAGTTTCGATGTAAGCCGCTTGGTCTAAAAGTTGGCGGCCTTCCATCACAAGATCATCAGAGAACCGTTCACCCAACGTGCGTTGCGCCAGTCGTTGCACCGTACGCCGTTGACTACCCAAAGCAAGAGCGTAACCGCCTACAGCTCCGACAGGTCCAAGAAGTCCGTAGCCTAGGAGGGTGCGGGCGGCGAGTCCTCGCTGGCGAGCAACTTTTCCCCATTCGTCGTAGATGAGGTCGCCTACGAGTGTTGTTGCAGCGTCGTCTCCGAATTGTTCTACGAATGATTGGTAAACAAAGTAGTCGTCTGCGTCGATTTCGCTGATGGCTGCTTCGAGGGCTTCTCGTCCGAATTGGTTTTCGATAGCGTCCACAAGAACTTCGTTTAATGGTCCCCCAACGCCTTCTTTCCATTCTGGGTCCATGTGTTGACCTATGTCTGGTCCGACAGAAGCCAGTTCGTCCATGTCAATAAGACCGTCGGCTTCGTTCTGCGCCCAATATTGGGCAGAAAGGTCATCGAGGCTTGCCCCTAATTCGTCGGTGAGACGAAGAACCGATTCCATGTCGTTTGCGTCAATAGCGTCAGCGATCTGGTTAAGTAAATCGTCAACCATGTTGCCTACAGGCAAATTAAGCATTTGTTGTAGCGGCACAGATTGACCGCCCCCGGAACCTGGGGCTAAGAAGTTTCTGAGATCGTCAGTGGTAGCAATAGCCTCTAGCCCTCTTACGGCAGAGATACGCAACCCTTCCTGAGTTTCCCAAGCGTGACGTTCAGCGGTTATATTTTCAACCGGTAAATTGTGACGGCGGGCTGATTGATTATCGTAAATGAGGTGGTAACGCTCAAGGTCTGTTGAAGTAATATCGTCTGGGTCTATACCTAATTCTGATGCTATTGCGTTACGTTGGGCAGCAACTACTTCGTCTACTGAGCGCCCGCCACCAGTAATAACGTTGTCACGGGCGGCATCCTCACGAACTCTTTCAAAGAACCTTACAACGCTTAAAGTGCCGATGGTTTCATCAATACCGCCACGCAAGTCTGCTAGATCTTCAAGGTATTCTTCGTACCCGAGTTCTACATCTCCGCCTCGACGAGCAACATAGAAATGCGCTATGTCGTCTTCACTGTACCCGCTGCGACGACCTAGTTGAATTGAGTTAGTTGCATACAATGCGCGCCCTTGATCATCAATTCCTATAGCTCTCTCCCCTGGAGGGATTGATGATCTTGCTTCTCGAAGTTCGTCAATAAATTCGTCGAAGAAAGTGTGAACTTCTGTTTCACGAATAATCTCAATTAACCGTACTGCAGGGTCGGTGAGGGGATCTGAATCAGCCTCTAACCTGTCGACAGCGTCCTCTAGGCGATTTACAACTTGTTCAAATTGTTCATCACTTATGCGTAATAACCCTTCGTCTTGAATAGCTTCATAAAGGTCGTCGGTATCGTCATAAAAATATTCTAAAATTTCGTCTTGGAACTCATCGAGATTAGTTCCAGAAGGAAGATCAGAAGGAAGATCTGGTTCCGCTTCGCGTAGTACGCCGCGCCCCGCCATTTCCTCAAACTCATCCAACGCCGGAGGAGCAGCAATATCTTCCAACACTCCCCGGTAAGCACCCAGGTCGTCGGCGTCGCGAATCACATCGGCAACAGCCGATGCCAGATATCGAACCGTTGGATCATCAGGGTCATACATCGCCCTAAAGAAATTCTCAACGCTTTCCTCTATGGTGTCCCCATAACCCGGAATAATTTCACGATGATACGGGTCGTCAACTACATGACGGTACACCGCAGGAAGAAGCCCCTCAATCACCTCATCGGAAAGCCCCAACTCGTCTTTCATTCGTTTAGCGATCAAATCTTCAACATCAATGCCTTTACGTTTCAGCAACTCCACCCGGTAATTACCGAACCCGTGACGCATCGCTTTGAACTGCCCCAACGCCCCCACCACAGAAGCAACACGAAGCACTTCGTCACCAACAACTCGCAGCGGCCACGCCGGACGCAACAACACTGCGGGACGCCAGACATTCATAATGGCGTCAGCAACATCGGTACTCAACCGGGCGGGGGTTTGAATAACAGACGAATTGCGGATAGCGCGAATCCCTCGAGCCGGAGCAGTTTTTCCGACTGTTCCTAACGTTTCCTCTACCCCAAGTTTCCGTAACTCGGAATAAATCAGGTCGTAGCGGGGAACTATTTTGCTGGCGGCAAGCTGCCGGGTGGTGAGGGGAGTGGTGAGGCGTGTCCAAACCCCTGTCTCTGGATCTCTGAAATTAAGTTTGCTTCCTAAAACGTCAGCACCGAAACGACCCGCCCACGGTTTACCGGTCGCAAGCATTTTTTCTGCGCCAACTATCCGATCATTTAACGCATCTGCGAGAGCCGCTCGTGCTTGACCCAACGTTTTTCCTTGAGGGAAATCTTTTGTTTTTTCTGGGTAAATGGCTCTGGCGAGACGTTTGTTGAAATCACGGGTGGTGTATTCAAAGAACTCTCGCCGAGAATCAGCGCCTTCCAAGCGAAGAAATCTGCCTTCTAAAACAGCGGCGTCGTCTGCGCTTAACAAGCGTTGCCCATTAATTTTGATGCGACCGTAGTCTCGAAGCATGCGTTGCACTTGCGCTGTGGATCGAGGAAGGTCATCAAAGTTGACGTAACGTTGAGCAACGTAGTCACTGACGACTTGGACCATTCGTCGTCCTTTGACAGCCCGTGCGGGACTAGCCAAAAGTTTTGTGGCTGATCCGGTGAGGGAGTCACCTGCGCGGATGGCGAGGGGAGCATATATCTCACGCTCCATCGCCGCTCTGCTTCGCATCTCTTCTCGCACCACTCTGGCAGATACGGCGTCGTCTCCTAATCCTTGAAGTAACCCTCTCGCTCCGGCTTCTTCAATGAAAGCTCGCGGCCCTGCTACGGAGTCAGCTAACCATTGGTCTATGGCGGCGTCTGCGAGATCCATACTGTCTTGGTCGTTGGCTGCTATGAAACGTGCGACGGGGTTGCCGTATTCGCCGCCGACTCGGGGTGCGTAACTTTCCATTTGGCGTGCATCGAAACGGCTTTTGATGTCGAAAACGAATCCGAAGTCCCATTCTTCGCTTGGGGCTAACGCTCCGTAGATGCCGTCCACGAGTTCGTCTCGTTTTGTAACTAGGTTTTCTAATTCTGGTGTCAACCTGCGTAGTTGACTCATTTCTATTGGGAAATCCTCAGACCCACTTACGAAACCGGTGTCACCTGTGAAATCGTCTGCGAACCAACGACGGAAAGCTGATTCTTCAAGGGGGAATGACATATAGGCTTCTTCTCGAGCCATGTCTAAAAGTCCTTGATTCCAAGCGTCGCCCGCATCGATGTTGCCGGTGAGAAGAAAACCAAGATCCTCTCCGGCTTCATACAGTTCGTTTATTTCTTCTGGCCCCAGTGTTTCTTCAAAATACTCTTGTAACCGGTTTTGGTCCCATGTCTGAATTTCGTCCCATCGGTCGTCCGGGGAATCAGCGGAGTCCCAGTCAACTAAACGGCGACGACGCTCAATAGCTTCAGGGGTTGTAGTAGCGTGCCTCCCTCTCGCCATTACGTTGTCGCGTAGGCGGTTGATCTGGTTATCTACATCTTCGAGTTCGTCAAACGCAGAAGCGAAAACACCTGGGGCTGGGTCGGGAGCTGACGCAATGTCGCCTAGTAACCCCCCCTGCATTTCTGATGCTGCTTCTTGCGCCGCTTTCACAGCGTTCTGATCACCAAGCATGTAAAGGTAATGGTTGCGACGCATCTCAGAGTTCGTTGCTCGAGCCAACGCCATCGCCACTTCAGGCTTCATGCGTTTACGTCCAACCATTTGTTGAATCTCAACGGCTCGCTGCCCCACCAAATCTTCCCACTCGGGACTGTTTTTGGTGGCTTGACGGATACGTTCCGAAACAGGTAACGCTTCTATCGCCGTATCCAGATTTGTCCAGTTTTTAGAATTGACGGCTTCTTGGGCACGAGACGAAGTGAAGTTTTGGATCTCGTCGCCGGTAAGTTTTCTGCCGTACAACGTGCGTGTGGGAGTCATCTCCCCTCGCCGTGTACGCCGCAACATTCGTGCAACGTCTGTTGTGCCTGTCGCCGCGAACCGTCCCGCCCGCGCCAGTTGCATGTATTTGCCGGGAATGAGTAACGGATCAAGGAACAAGGTTTCAGCGAAGTCCCATGCACCGGAATACAAGTTGAAGAACGAGCTTTGTGCGGCTTCGTCTACTGCTCGAGGATCTCTGGGGTCGACTCGCATTGTGGCGAGAGCCATTGCCCGTCCAAGACTTACCCCGCGCCCTCCGCCTTCTTCGTTGCCGTAAAGAGCGGCATCAATTTCGGAGGTGCCGCTAGCAATTTCCCACGCTGTTTCGTAACTGTCAAGGTCGAAGAATCCCCCTAAGCCTTCTTGGGTGGCAATGTTGAATCCGAGAAGCCCAGCGGAAATGGGGCGTTCTATCCACTGGTCTTGCCATGCGTCCACACGACCTAAAACTTCAGTTGTGAACGTGCCAACGGGTTTCCGAATTTCTTCGGGTATTGCCCCAATGCTTTGACCGCCGATTCCTTCGGGACCGATAGCGGTCATCATGAGCCCACCGACAACGTCGTCTTGGATGATGCCGAGGAGAGTGTTTCCGAAACCTTCGTATTCGTCTTCGGTGAACGGGGCGCGGGCTATATCAAACGTAAGATCTTTCCATGCTTCACCGTGATCAACGAGCGCCCCCCCGATCTTCGACACTCGATCCCAGAACCCCATTACACAATGCCGTTGCGAGTATTAGCAACCCGCATTTGACGCAACAACTTTTTTGTTTCCCGTGAAGCAAAGGGTTGTGAGGCCACCATTTCCAAGAGAGGTGTCATTGCCGCCATTGCTTCGTTTGAAACAACGGTGGGGGCGCGAGGGGGAAGTCCCACCCCTGGAGTCATAATGGATTCACCGGGTCGTTCCGTTGCGCGAGTGAATTCACCTACTGCACCGGGGGCAGGGAACTGCGCCATTTGAGGTAACGGCATTGCCCGTTGCGCTTCTTCTTGAGCTACCACTTCACCATACGGCTGGTCTTTAGCGGTCTGAATTTTTTGTCCTGCACCTTTGCGTGGCATTACAACGCCCCTAACAGTTGACCAAGATCAACTTCTTCTTCAGCGGCTCCCGCTGCTTCTACCATTGCTTCGGCTCCCATCCCAGGCATCGCCAACCCTGGTTGGGCTTCCGCTGCGCTGGCTTCCACCATTGTGGCTTGCCGCTCTTGTGCTTCTTTCTGCACTTTCTCTACAGCTTCAGCGAGTTCCAACTGGTTCGTGGAAACGAGTTCCATGATGCGAGCCAAATCGGCGGGCGGAATAGCGCCTTCCGATGCTTGCTGTTGAATGGAGTTAAGTAACGCTTGTTCCAGTTGTTCGGATACCACGGCGTCATGTTCAAATTCTGGGTCTTCGACCAGCGGGTCGATAGCCATGAACGAACGCTTCGACATGGTACCCATCCCAACTCGCTGACCTCCACCAATAACAAGGTTGTTGATGTCCGTTCCCGCTTGGGAGTAGGTGACTACGTTGTCTGTGGAATCGAAGTTGGTGTTGGGGGTGTAATCCACTCGACCTTTAGCGTTCTTCGTGGTGACATAAAACGATTTGCCTTTGTTGCCGGCATACGTTTTTGCCATGTTGATAGCAATCTCGTTTTCTTCTTGAAGGGAACGCGCCATGATTCGTTGCGCTTCTTGCACGGGGAAGTCCACAACAGCGGACAGTACGGCGTCGCCACGGCGACCGGTACGAATGTTGGTGGGTGACTCCCCACCGAACTCTGCGGGAATACCAGCAGTTAAACGCTGTGCACGTTCCAAACGGTCGATTGCGGGGTTCGTCATATAACCGGGTTGCATTTGCATGTCATGCAGCTCACCGCCACGAATAACACCCACCTCGCCAGTGAGCCCGTCGGCGGGGTTCACAATTTGTGGGGTTTCTCCGGGTCGACCTATCAGCCAAGTATCAGGGAACACCCCTTTTTGTACGGCGATCACTTCGAGCGCCATCAGGCGGGCTTGCATCTGATACATGCCGAGGATGCCATCGAACTGGCCTTGGCTTCCGTCAAGGTTGATGCGTTCGGCGCACACTACGGGGCATTCCCCCAGGGGGTTTGCTACCCGTTCCAACTCGACAACAATTCTTTCATCAGAATCGGGGGATGTTCCAAACAACCCCGTTTTGACTGGGCCTCGCATCGCTATCAACACCTGTTCTTCGGCGTCAACGTATTCAATTATTTCGATTGCCTGGTCGTCTCCGGCTCCACTGTCGCCTTGAAACATGCGGGCAGTGGAGGGATACATGGAACGCAAATATCCGAGGGAGCGTTCATATGCGAACACCACATCTCGGGGACGCATGTCGTCCACACCGAGAAGCGTTGCCGGATACGCGGTCAACGGGTCACGCAAATGCCACTCGGGTACACCTTTCTCCGGGTTGAATCGGAGCTGGGTGATGGTGGTGGCGTAACCGATGAGTTGGCGGGCACGTTTCGCAACTTGCAAATCCATGCGACTGTTTTCCCACCAACCAAAAATGGCTTTACGTCGAATCTCGGCGTTATCTCTCGACCGTTTCCGGGCGGGGTCGGTGGGGGGACAGTAAATGTCGGGACGCGTAGACGCTATTCGCATAGCGGTCTGATCCAACCCTTGTGCCAGCAGGTTCGCTACCGCTGATTGTTCATCCGAGTTCAACTCGGGGAGGGGAACAATTACGTCCCCGTTGTAGTAGTCACGCAGGTTACGCATGCGGGACTTCGCCCCATCGGACGCTTGATTGCGTGACCCATAGATGGCGACGATTTCCTCAATAGTTTTCACTTACAACCTGCCAGACGAAGCGTACTCACTATCTTGCCCTGAAATCCAAGTGGGTCGCCACTGTTTCACCCCAATACCTTGGGGGACATATAGCTTTTCAAGATTGTGTTCTAGGAACCATTGTGCCATAACGCAGTCATCGGTGCGGGAACCGGTCCCCTCGGCGTTCCACCGGGTCACTTCGTTTATTAACAGAAGTGAGTGGGGGCGGGCTTCTGTGTTCTGTTTACCGGGTAAACGTATTCTTCCGACACGCCATAACGGAGCCAACATTTGTACCCCATACTTCGGATCGCCTTTGTTTCGGGAATGCGTGTAATGGGGAACAAGTTCCACGCCACGCATCGCAGCCCACCGTTTGAAATGGTCGTACTGCAAAATGAATTTCTGTGCGGCGTTCGCTTCGATGATCCAATGTGTGAGAGGGCGACCCATGTCGTTGGTGATTTGCCACCAATCTTCAGCTACCCCAGTGAACTTTTGTTCGTTATGGTTCCAGTCAAGGAAAGCGGGGGCATCCATTTTGCGGCGATACGATTCCAACAGATACCGGAACTGGGTTTCGGGGTTGTACGCCCAGCATTGCAACGCCCAAAACTTGGAGGGGGAAGGATCAGCAGTCGCTACGACGAACAGGTCACCGGAAACACCTGCCGGAATTTCCCACAGGTCACGGTCGTTGTCCCAACATCCCACATAATCCACACCGTCTGCGCCAACACCGCCACTTACCCACAACGGGTCAACGAGAACACTGGCAGGGTTTACGTCTGACTGCTGGTACAAGACCTCGA